AGAAAGTCTTGCCAGTAGAAGACTCACCAGCGATAGCAGTGATCTTGTTTCCTGGGACTCCACCGTAAATTGAGCCACTAACCAGAGCATTGAAAATATAACTACCAGTATCAATGTAACTAGTAGTGTCTCCTGCTGCGACACCATCTGAAACAAGACTTGCATATTCATTACCAATTTCTTTTGCTACATCCTGTAAAAAATTCACGCTTTAACCTCCATAATGTTTGTAATAAATTGTGCTCGTTTCATAGCACGGGAAAACCATTGTGCATCTTCTAAGTTAGTAAATTCCTTTTCTTCTCGGACTGAAAATCCAAATGCTTTTTGATACGTTACTAGGTATTTTGTTTGTGTCATCCAAATAGAAACTCCAGTGATGCTACTTTTTCGGTTTTCCATCCAATCGTGTCCATGATTACTCTAATAGGCTCAAGGAAACTCTTCTGGAATTGTAGGTCATAGTCTACCTGTTTGTCAATACCCAATTCTTTCGGAAAAGTTTGAAAGAATGAAATCACATTCTCATTGATTTTGTTGGGTGTCTTCAGATAGACAAACTTAATTTTCTCACCGTCTTGTATTAGAGGATACTTGTGGGCGAGTTTGTTTTTCTTAATATAAAAGTTATACAGAAGAGATCCACGGACATGGATTGGCGTGCCTTTTGTATACACAGTCGCAGGATTGGACCACTTATTTAGATTATTACAACCCCTAGGGAAAGAAATATCTTCGATCGGCAATGTATCAAAGTGCTCCCTAAAATCAGCAATAAACTTCTGTGCTGCCTCTTCATCCTCATTCATGATCACATTCAAGCAGTCCTTAATTTTCTGCCTACATGGAGCAGGTGTAGAGGACTTCACTGCTTCGATGCCCATCATCTTAAGTTTAGGTTCTGCATAACGGACACCTTCACTGTCCCAGACGTTGAGAATGTATCGCTTCTTAGCGGTCCAGATACCACTGTCAGCGATATTCTCACGCTTCATTTTCATCTTCTGGTCATATGCCGATACATACGTCGCCAACTCTTGATATGCACATTCAATAAAAGGCTCCAGTTTCTCTTGACAGATCTTGTCAAGTAAGGAAACAATCGCTGCTTTGTTGCCAGACTTATTAGCAAGAAATTTACTAACAAGAGGTCCAAGATTAAGATAGATTGAGTCGGTGTCAGATGCCACCACATAATCTTCTGCCTCAGTTTGCAAAAGTTTATTTAGGTATCCATTAACTTTGTTTTCAATCCACCTAATCGAGACTTGCCCTGAGAGAGTAATTGCCTCAGCATTTGCCAGATTGTAATACCTGAAGTATTGGTTTCCGATGGCACCATAGGCAGAGTTAAGTTGGATCTTTCTTGCCATTTGGATGTTGTTGAATTTGGACACATCCTTTTGTAGTGCCTTGGACTCTGCAGGTGAGGTGGTATTTTCAAGAGACTGCTTAGCGGCAAGCATTCTCTTCTTGTATATGGTTCTTTCATCGTAAATCTTCTGCATCATTTCAGGAAGGAATCCATGCACGTCTTTACGATACTGAGCACCGTTGGCACACACGCAATACTCCCCATCAATATCTAGCGTCTCCTCAAGGATTCTATCAACTGTTGCGCTGGGATGTCTTTGTTGAATGAGTGTTTCGGGGGAAATATTATACTGCATAATAAGGTGAGGATACAGACTATTGAGGTCAAAGCTGACAACCCAATCATACTTTCCAGGAATCGGCTCCTTGACGTATGCTCCTGCGTATTTTTCATCCTTCTTCGCACCTTTTCTAGGAGGGACTACTAAGTTTCTATCCTTTAGATAGTTATAGATCATAGTGTCCCACATACGGACCTGACTATACACATCTTCAAGATTCACCTTAGCATCGTATGCCATAGTGACTGCCAATTCAATGAGTTTCATCTTATCTTCCAGTCTGTCAATCAACTCAACGTCTTGGATGTTGTATTCCATAAACTTCTGCCAATCAGAAGTATAGAAGTCCTTGAAGTTTTCATACTCGCTGTGGTCCACCTTTCGCTGACCCAACTCAACAAAAGCGATATGGTCTAGTCGATAGGATTCTTGGTTGGTATAAGTAAACTTCTTATACAGATCCAGGTAGTCAAGAATGTTGATGCCAGAGAGATCATAAGCAATGTGAGTGCGTCCCATGATGTTGATCTCACGCTCATTAGCGCGATTCCAAGGTGACAGAGACTTCATCCACTTCTCGCCCAACACACGGTTGACACGACGGCAGATATACGGCACGTCATACAGGTTGACATTCCACCCAGTCAGCACATCAGGAGTATTCTCTGCCCACCACCTGACAAAGTGATTCAGCATCTCCTGCTCAGTCCAGAAGAAGTGAGTTTTGATACCTTTCTCCGCTTCAAACTCACGAGTTGCCCAGCAGTAATACTGCTTGGTTACCATGTCCTTGATAGTAATTGACAGCATTTCTTCTGCTGCCTCTTCCACATTAGGGAATCCATTCTCGCACTGGACCTCAATGTCCATTGCAAAGATCTTCATCTTATTCATGTCATAATCAATCTCACCAGGAAACTCCTCAGCGATAAACTGATAGACAAATCTCTCGTAACCATGGACCTTGAATCCTTCTACACCTTCATACTTGCTAATAAAATCTCGCGCTTCCCTAGGAGATTCAAACTTGATTGGTTTGACATTCTCTCCCTCTAGGGTCTTATACTTCTCCTCTTTGTTTGATGTCACGAATAGGGTCGGACTAAAATGGGTACGAGACTGGACTTGTTGCCCATTCTCATACCCACGATAAAGGATAGTGTTTCCTGCCAGTTGAATGTTGGTATAGAAACTACTCATTTACTTTTTGATACTCCCCAAGGATCTCGGTGCTCGGATCCACTATAGTAAAAACCGCGTCAGATGTCAAGAAGAGATCTCTCTGACTGGAGTATTGGGGATACTTCTCCAACTGTCCATCAATGATTCTGTAGCATCCTTCAATCAGGATTGCTGGCTCTTCATCCAACTCAGTTACTTTACCAATCAGGTAGTCAGTCAGACTCCCGTTCTTCAACAGTAGAATCTTCACCATCAGTTGTTACCTCATTTGTTGTTCTTGCTTCGACTAGCTCCTGATACTTTTCAAGCACACCGTCATGAGTTTCATATGCACTAATGACTTCATCAATTCTGACAATGATTTGCTGCTCTTTCGCGAGAGGTGCCCAGGGCTCCATCGTGATTTCAGGACCAGTGATTTTATGAATGTTGCCGTCATCATCCTCTGCCTGCATACCATCGCTAATCCAGATGACATACGGGTGATTCAGTTGGAATCCAAGAACTTGAGGATCACCCTCTTTAGGGTGAATCTCACGAATGTCGGCAATAACATCCTCACCGTTTCTTGTTCTTACGACTCTTACGCTCATAGTGTCTCCTTTCAATTTCGTTTACAGATTCTTTGATAATATCTTTAAGGACTTTATCAACAGGTTGGTTATTTTGCTCTGCGATTGGTCTGACATACCGCAGGAGTTCCTCAGTATAGGATGCTGGCACCTCAATTGTCAATAGATCCGAGTCGCCATTATAAGTATTCGGTTTTAGATTTACATACACATTCATAAGTATACCTCAAACAAAAAGAGACCCCAAGGGTCTCTTTAGTTGTATACTATGTATCAATAATCATCCAAGTAACTCTGACAAGTATCAGGATTCTTTTTACAAAATCCTCTGACA